TTGTATTCTAGCTAGTCTTTGAGCTTCAAACTCGTTGATACAGAAAGGAAAATCGGTTTCAAAAATTATTTCTTCATCATCTATTATTTCGTATGGATTTAATCCACCACTATCTAAAGGATCTACAATAGGGAAATCTACAGGTTCAAATAAAGGTTTATTAGTATTCGATCCTGGTAATGTACGATCGTAGTTATCACCCTTATCCACAAATACACCGGCTACCTTATTAAATAGCTCTGCCCTAGGTGTATGTGTACGTATTAATAATGGAGACATAATCATATCTTCATTAATAATATTTGAATCTAATGCTGGAGCTTTATAAACTCCTGCTCTTAATTTATATTGTCCTTGACTATACGCTAGAGTGCCTGCGCCAGAAGTAAGTAACGATTCCATTGTAGATATAGGAGTACCACTTACTTCAAATATACCATTAATAGTATAACGAGCTTCTGTATCTGTATAAGGAGAAGATGCACCATTACCCACTAATGCAGCGGAATCATTAACTGCTTCAATCATAGCAGCCCAATCAACTTCTTCTACACTATCCCCCTGTAGAGTACTCCTAACCCCTAAACCATAGCTTTTATTTAATAAATAATCTAAACAGCATAGTGCCCAATTATCAGACCAAGCCCAGGTGTCTGGATTATTAATATCATGTGTACCTGCTGAATCTGCCCCATAAGCCACTAAGTTTGAATCTAATGCTGGATTATATAATTTCTTACCTTTTACATGAAATTTAACAGTAGGAAACCCTGCCCATACATCTCTATTAAATTTAAAACTTAACCATATATGTGCACAGTTAGTAACTTTGTGACCTTCAGTATATAGTCCAGTGCCTGAATCTCTAGTAGGAGGGCTAGGATCGTTCCAAGGATTTTGTAAAGCGCCTTGTAGTATATTGGTTCTTTCTCTATCATTTAAAGGTATGGTTAAAGACTCATCAGTAACATATTGATTATCTGCCCAACCCCAACCTAAATTCTTAACTATTCTACAATGTTTTAATGCGTCCCCCGACCCAAATTTGTGTGAAGTATCTATCCAATATGCTACATCTAAGTCATTAGAAGCAAAATCGGCATTAGTAGCACCATCTGTATTACCAGATATATTTACATATTCTTGATCTAAAAATACTCCAAGAATATCCTCTACAGGGTGGCCAGTAATAACTGTTACTATATTTAGTATTTCATTTTCACCGCCGGTAGTTTCCATCAATAGATAAGAACCACCAACTATAGACTCACCATAACACACTCTTCTAGGTGCTACATTACTTTTAATTATTGTTTGTAGAGCTTTTGCCTGTCTTCCGCCCGGAGGTGCGGCTGGAGCTAGTATCTTTCCTATAATAGCAGAAATTACTAGGTTTATAACTAATGCTGCTACATTATAAGCAATAATTGCTGTTGTACTAGCACTTGCTGCTATTAAACCTAAAGCTGCTGCGGTAACCATTAGTTACTACTCCAGCAATAGGAACAATCTGTCACAGGTCTAGTTGTTAAGCCCCCACCAAGTTGTAAAAAGTAAGCTCGCACTCCGTTACATACTCCAAGTATTCCAGTACCGTCTTCATTAATATAATAAACTGCATCCCCGTGTTTTACTTCAGAGATAGGCTGCTTAGGTTTATTTAATATTATAGTTGGTAAATCTTGCAATTCATTGCATCCTAATTTTCTAAGTGTTTTTACAGCACTTTTCTTGTCCGTATAGTTTAATACGTCTTTCCAATAGGGTAAGTCTCTACCGGTAAATTCTTCTATTACACTAGCAGTAAATATACAACAGTCTAACTCTCCCCAAGAGAAATCATTATGTTTATATTTGTAAATAATATTAGTCATATTGGTCATAGTAACTCTGCTTATTATGTACTAATATATTATTTGCAAAGAAGTTATTATTTTTAACTACTTCATATAAGTTATAAGTTTGTGTAATAGTTTGAGATTCTTCAATACTAATTATAGGAGTTTTTAATATATTAGTTCCATTTAGATATGATACCTCATTACCAATACGTATTTCTCCTACTTTTAAACCAAAATTGTCTTTTGTTGCATCTGGATATAAACTACTCCACCCTGCATTAGTATGTATAGGATGATCTGGTGTAGTAAGTATAATACCCTCTGAAGTATGATATTTAATTATATTGCTAACAATAGGGGAACTGAGTTGTTCTACAGTATCCTCTTCTACTTCATTAGTATTAAAATTATAACTAAGTATTTTATCCCCTACTTCTATATCCTGAATTTTCTTTTGTGATCTATCACTCATGGTAATTAGAGTATCTTTAACAAAACAACCACCACCACCTCTACCACCACCATAGCCACCACCAGGATCTGCTATAGTAACTCCACCCCAACTAACAGCTAAATTTTGAATGCCCCGTACATATTCAAAACCTATATCAGTAGCATCTACATGTCTTTGTTGATAAGCTTGATTAAACCTACCCCCACGCGATCTTTCCCAATCTGAAAGTCTTGAAGTACAATTAAGAGTTAAAGTACAAGTAGTACCAAACTCTATATTAATATAATCCATACTACCAGCGAAAATTAGTACTGGTCCCGTTGAACCACCTTCTACAGCGTAAGTATCAGTATCTAGTGTAGCATACCACAAATACACCGGTTTACCTACGTATTCATTACTAAATGCATCTGTAATGTAAGAATTGGGGATACCAGATAAGGTAAGTTGGATAGTTTGCGCTTGTAGTTCACTAGATTCTTGTAATACTGACATACCCACTAAATTACCTAAACCTAAGTATTCCTGTTCCCCACTATCTGGAGAAGGTAATCCCTCATCCCAATATATATTCTGATAAGCACTACAAAATCTGTGTATAGGAGTAAATTCCATTTTAGCTAGAACAACGCCGGTGAAATTTTTACTGTCTATTGATGCCTGTACTAGACTATCAATTACCTTACCCATTATTGAAATACCTCAATAAATTCTAAACTCATGTCTGATAATAACGCTTTACTTCTAACTCCCCACATACCCTGCACATCACTAGAGAGCATGAATACTCCCTTTGGATTACTATATACTACCGGTTTACTTAAATAATCTGTTCTTCTTAATGCTGGTTCTATACCTACATCGAAGTTATTACCACCAGTATTGGTGGAAGATATAACCATTTTTAATTCTCTTTGATCATCTGTACCTATTTGTATATAGTCACCAGGAGATAGGGCTATAGTAGAACCTAAAGTAATTTTTATAATTCTATTAGTACTAGAAGCTAGTACTGTAGGTGATCCTGTGACAGCTAACTGTGGTGAAGTAGCTGCTGCATCCCCGTAAAAGAATCTTCCAGCAGTACCCCTGAGTTCTAATGTAAATGCCTGAAGTAGGGCAGCTTCTGCTTTAGTCATATCTCTATAACCAACATTACCTTTCCAACGTGCACCAGGTAATTCTACACTTTGAGTAGAGCCTGAAAGTGGTCCTACAGAAACTTGAGTATTATAGTTAATACCAAAATTCTGTGTTTCTGCAGTTATACTGGGGAATGCTATTATTGCCATTATCTACGTCCAACCATCTTAGCGTATTTACCGCCTTTGTTAATTTCAGAGAACACTCTATTAAATGTCCTGTCTTCAATTGCGCGAGCTTCAGCTCTCAGCTGAGGAATTGCGTTTGTATCTGCATTTCTAAAATCAAAATGTTGTTCAATATTAATAGTATCCCCACCTGCTCCCCGTAACTCTACTGGAATAGCCCTATTGTTAGGAAGGGGTACGACAGCTTCATCATTTTTACCCTCACCAATCAGCGCCAGTTCTGGTCCTTTGGTTACGGCCCCATCGGCTAATGATCGAATATTACTATGATTCATTATACCACCCTTAGCGAAACCTATAATACCTCCAAGTATAGAACCTATAACTCCATATACACCCCCACCTTCACCACTTCCCGTACCTCCACCACTTAATGAGAGTACAGATAATATTTGTCCACCTAATGTAACCATAGCTGCAGCTGTTGTATTACCAGTATCTGCTACTGCATCGGCTACTAATTTAATACCCTTATTTAGCTCTGTAGATTCACTTGCAATATTGTCTAATATAGCATTGCCTTCTTCTACGTCAGCTTTGGCTTTATCGGTACTAACCATAACGTTAGCATCTTGTAATTTAGGTGTGGCTGTATTTACCTTACCACCACAGCCTTCTGCGAATGCTTTGGTACAATTCTCCAGTGCTGTAGTATTATCCATAGTAGCAGTTGTTTGGGTCATAATTTCTTCTTTTACCAAATCAACACTAGTAGTATTCTCACTTAACTTCTGTTGTGAAATAGCTGCAATTTTTGCAGCGTTTTCTGCTTGTATTCTAGCTGCTTTTGCTTCTGGTGATTCAATAGCAGATAGTTTAGGAAATAGTCCTGCTATATTATTTTTAATAGCATTCTTTAAAGCATCCCCAAATGCCGTTCTAAGACCATCTTTTAATGCTTCTTGTACTGCATGAGCAAAATCATTAAAACCGTGCCCTTCCAATAACTTATCCACAGCACTATCTACAGTACCATTTACAGCATCTGCAAAACCTTTACCAAGAGTAACAAGTGTGGGTGCTAAATTACGTACACCCTTGTGAATTTCTTCAGTCATTATATGACCAAGTACTGTCATACCTTCTGCTGTAAGATCTGTTCCTGAAGATTGAAGATCCCCAGCTGCTAAAATTAAAGCTTGTTGTTGTAATTCATAAGTTTGGGCTTCCAATAAAGCTAGTTGAGCCTGTAATGGGGCTATAGCCCTATCTCTAGCAGGACCCGCATCATTTTGTAATTTAGCTCTTTCTATTTGAACATTTAAAGCTTGTTTTTGTAGTTTTAATTCGATTTTTTCTGCTTCAAATATATCTTTTCTTATCTTATAATTAGTAATAAAATCAGAAGTACGACTTTGATTTAACTTAAGAATTTGTATTACAGTCTTATTAGTTTTTTCTAAACTTGCTAAATTTTCAGCACGTAATTTTAATTCTTCCTCTAAATAAGGTAAATTAGATTTTTGTATATCTTGTTTTTGTACTAAAGAGTTTACTTCTGCTTCTAAAGTATCTGCTATAGCCTGTTCTATACGTAAAGTTTGTGGTGAAGCATTAAGACCTTGTAAACGTACTACCTTTGCATTCTGTGCATTTTGATCAGCTACAGCATTATCTAATTTAAGCTGTGTGATTCGTCTCTCAGCATCTAAGGTATCTCTTACTTGATCTAATCGTTGTTGATCTGTTTTTATTTCACGAGCTTTTATACTATTTAATTGAGTACTTAAGATCTTTAATTTTTCAGTGCCCACTAATCTAGCAATATCTTGTTTAAGTAGTATATCTTGTAAATCAATACCTAATTGTAAAGCATCCCCTATAGATACGAATTCATCTTTATTGGCCCCTATTAAAGCCTTAATCTGTGCTAGTTCTTTAGGATCTCCAAAAATACTAGATAAATTAGCATTTTTAGTTATACTTTTTTGATTATCATCTAAAACTTTTAGCTCATTAGTAATATCTAATATAAAAGCTGATATTTCTTTATTGGGACCGCTCGCCGCTTTTAATTTATCTAGGCCACCCACGAATGTAGTTATTCTGCTATCCACATCTCTTAAACTGCCCAAAGCTCTATCTGTAGTTGAAGAGACATCAGATATAACTGAATTAAAATTAGATACTAAACTTAATAATTCAAAACTAAATGCTCCAAAAGCTTTTATATCATCCCCGAAAGCTTCTTCAATACTTTTTAATTCAGTTTTAATATTTTTAATATCCCCCGATTCAAAAGCTTTTTGTAATGCCAAGGTATCAAAAGGTACTGGAATTTTTGCTCCTAAACCTTGTTTTAATGATTTCTCAAATTCCTCTTTAAATATTTCCCCTATATTTTCAAATCCTACTCTTTCAGCTAATTTAGTAGCTTCTGTAAAAGAATCTATAAATCTGTTACCTATTTCATCTGAAAGAATTTTTAAAGTATTTGTTAAAACAACAATTTCAGAATTTAACTCCCGTACAGCATCTACTTGAGCATCGGTAGGTTTTTCTTGTCCTATAGTACGGCCTCTACGAACTACTTCTGTTCTTTCATATTCACTTCTTAATTTTTTTACTTCTTCTTGGGCTTCTTTTAATCTATTAATAGCTTCATTTGGACTTAAGTTATTTAAGCCTTTTACAACAACTTTCTGAAAATTAGTAATCGCACTAGTAATGGAAGCGAAGGTTCCTGCTGTAAACTTTAAAGCATCTTGAAGTTTCTTTAAAGATTTTGGTAATTCATTCCCCAATAGTACAATACCCTCAGCAGTTCTTTCATTTACCTCTTCTAAGGCATCATCAAATTCCTCACCAGCATTTATAACTGCACGCATTTCTGGTGTTATACCACGTATTTTATCCCCATACTTTTCCCAAACAAGTAAACCAATACTAACAGCTAATGTAATACTAGTAGCTGCTGATACTATTCTAGCAAAACTTCCAGCTACTACGGCCGCAGTTCTACCTACAGCTTTTGAAAAATTTGCTAAATGACTACCGCTTTTTGCAGTACCAACTGCTATATCTCTAATAAAAATTGCCCAACCTACTCGCATTTTATTTAAGGAATCTAATATACTTACTTGAGCACTAGAAAAACCTTGAGCAAAACCAGTTTTAAATGCTGATCTAGCTCCTATTACTGTTGCTTTAAACTTAGCCATAGCAGCAGTAGCTTTTGCACCAAAAACTTGAGCTCTTGTAGCTGTTTCATCTAAAGTTTTTCCCACATTTTTAACTGCTATATTTGCATTTTTAGCATTTATTGCTATTAAATTTAACACATTAGCTTGAGCTGCATTACCTGCTGCACTAACTCCTGGTAGACCCTTTAATCCTGGTTTCCCCGCATCTAATAATTTTTGATTTCTAGCTAAAGCGGCTCTTCGTTCTGTAAGTACTGCTACATTTAATTTTTTCTCATTATCAAATAGTTCTTTAGTGAAAGATTTATGTGCAGTACCTTGTGCTTTTAAAGCTGCATCAAAAGCTGCTGTTTCTTTTTTAAGACTTGATAACTTTCTACTAGTAATTTGTTTATCGGCATTAGCAGTTACTTTATCAGAAGCTTCCTGTGCCGAGATAGCGGCTTGTCTAGCTAATTTTGTAGATTCTAAACCTGATTTGGCAAAACCTGCAATTTGATTACTAATTTCTGGAAATATTCTGCCTCCTACCATAGAAGCTATAATAGCTATTAAAGCTATAGCAGCATTTTTTGACTTGTTAAAAGCATTAATCATAGGAGTTAATGCATCAGTTATAAAAGTACTCATAGTATCTTTAACATCAATTATAGTAGTTAATAATTGTTGGAATGGATTAGGATCGATATTTACTCTATCAAATATATTTTGACTTTCTTTAATAGTAGCATTAAGGATAGCTACTTGTCTATCGGCCGCTGTAAGTTCTAATGCAGTTTTACCAATTGTTGCACCATAGTCTTTATAAGCTTGTTCAGTTTTAATAACAATACCAAGAGTTTGAATTATTTCTACACGACCACGTTGAGAGGCGCTAATAAACCTATTTAAAGCTTCAGTTGCTGTTCCACCAAAAGTTTGAGATGCTTTAGTAGCAGCTATAGTTAATTGTTCTAATTTATCTACTCCAATACCTGCCGATATAGCTTTATTGATAGTAGGTAAAGCTTCAGCAAAACTTAATGCGCCACCAGAAGCTTCTTGCATTTGTCTAGTAATACGTACTACACTAACGCCGAACCTATTACTAAAATCTTCAGCAGATTTAATCATACTACTTAAATCTGCCGAACGTCTTAGTACTAAAAAGGCAGAACTAAGAGCAAATACATTAGCAGCTACAGTAGCATATGCTTGTACTAAGCCCCCAAGTCCCTGAGCTTGTCTAGCAAAATCCTTTGTCATATTACCGGTACGTTGTGCGGTACCGTCTTGAGCTCTCTTTACTTTATTAGCTTGAACTATTGACTGACTAGTAGCTTCTTTAACTTTGCTCATAGACGCATTAAGGCGCTCCAACTCTTTACGAGCTTTATCGATACCTTGAGTAGTCAAGTCAAATTTTAAATTTACTACCTTAGTTGCCATTAGGTGCCTTTTTAGTTCTACGTTTAATTTTTTGAGCTACATCTTCAGCTATAAAACTATCTATGATTGGAATTATATTCCAAGCATATTTTCTAATGTATTTCTCTATTTTAAATTCTTTAAATAATACGGGTAAAAGTATTAAATCTTTACCCATATATTGTCCAGAAAAACCTTCCCATTTGGAAGGTAGTATATCAAATAGTCTAAAAACTATTTGAGTTTCCCAGTATAGATCTTCTCTATCTGCTGGCATTTCTTCTTCTATAGGTTCGGAACCCATAACACTACACATTTCTAAATATTGTTCTTTAGTTAAGCCGTCTCCAGACTCTTTGATATAGTTTTCAATGCGGGTGATTTCTTTGTTATAGGTTTCGACGTAAAGTTTCCCAGGTCTCCAATAACCCCACTAATCCAATTATCAAATACAGTGGAAGCTTTCATTAAAACTAACGCGTTTTCATCGCTAAACTCTAATTCAGCTTCTGGATCTTCACCAGTATCAGCTAGAACTAACTCATTCACATATTTTAATTTAAAGCCTTTCCAACCTTTTACTATGGATTTTACATATAGTTGCAGGAATAAATCGTCATCAAATTCTTCAATGGCTTGTCTAGTTCTTGTATCAATTTTGGTTTTATTACATTTTTTATATAAAGCCTGGTTGCTTTCTTTTGACAAATAAGCTAAGTCAAAAGTTAAACCGTCGCAACCGGGAAAATCAAACGTTACTACCTTTTCTGGTAGTAGCATACTTTGTAAGTCCATGGTATAAATTACCTCGTTTATGGCATATTGTAAATAACAGTGCTATAGTTGCTGGTTTCTTCTTTTGCAGTAAATGGTATACTTACTGTAATTAGATCTCCAAAATTTTGTCTACCTAATTGTAGTATTGATTGTGGTACATTTACTTGAAGATAAGGAGCAGTTTCTCCACCAACATTTATTGTTATTGCAGCTGTATATGTTTCTTCGTACGTGGAAGTACTAGCATTAGTTAATAAAGTATTGAATAAATCTACACTTTGATTAGTTCCGGATTTCATATAAAAATCTAGCGTACCAGATATATTACGATTTCCTGTGAAATGTCCAGTAGCAACTGTAGTTTCACCTAATTTAGTTCTTCCATAAAAATTATTGTTATTATTAAAATTAATTTGACCACCTGTAAGCGCTAAAGTATACGCTACGGCGTTCATATTTAATGTCATTGTAGATAGTCTGTTTTTTAAATAATTAGTTTCACCCGTTCTATCTGTAGGGGTAGGTGGCGTATTATCTTCTGAGATAATAAGTGCGCGCCCACTCCATACAATAGTAGCTATATCATTAATACCAAAACTAATATTAGCACTATCTATTACAGCATTATCTATTCTATAGTTTCCTTCGGATTGGTTTGGTTGATCGAACCAGAGAGTTAGTTCCGGCAAAGTGGCTACGTTGCCATCTGCAAAATCTATTGTCGAACTAGTAGAGTTACTAGTTAAACTATCTGCCCCCATAAGACTGACCCATAAATATTCCTCAGGACTTGTTACATTTGTATCTACTAGAGGTAGTACATAGGTTGTGAACGAAAAGTTCACGGGAGCAATGACGGATATATGTGGAGCTAGAATTCGATCTTGTGTAGGATCTAATGTTTCTCTACCCACATTAACTGTATTACTATTTTGATTATATGAAAAATCTTTTACCGAAAGCTTTACTGTATTAGTTGCATTAGCACTAGCATTAGGAGCTTTTGATATATAGATATCCGTATTACGTTTATAGAAAACAGCCATTATTATCCTTATAAAAGGCGGGGCATTGCACCCCGCCTCATTCTATTCTTACGTTTCGTCAGCGTAATAAGCTACTGTTAATTCATTTGTTGCTTCTGGATCCGCTGCTGAACCAGTATATGGTAGAGCGTTAAACGGAATATCAAGAGATACAACATCTTCAATATTAATTGTAGGAATAACCACGTGAGCTCCAGTCATACTAAACTGAATAACAGGAGTGTCGTATGGGGATGCGGGAGCTACACCGCCAACATTAATTGTTAAAGCAAATTTAGTAGGATCCGAACCACCAGCACCATTTGAATATGTTAACACATCATTCAATAGATCACCAGTATCGTTAGTTCCTCCAGTTTTTAAATAGGCTGTCATATTACCACTAACAACTCGTTGTCCTGTAAAGTGACCACAAGGGTTGTTTACCACACCTAAAGCTTCAGGTGTAAGGAACGTAATGTTATTAGCAATAGATAATGTACCACCAGTTAAAGCTAGAGTATAAGAGTTACCTCCAATACCTATTTGTCCACTATCACCAATTAAATCAACTGTAGATAGTTTATTACGAATACATGCTTGAACCCCAGTAGGGGCTGCAAGGTATCCTGCTGTACCAGTAGGGAAAGCTGAATCTTGTAAATCACCAGGATTAGCCAACATACTTGTTAGTACACCTAAATCTGAACTATCAATAACCTCAATAACGCTAGAACCGAATCCGCCCCAAGTAATGGAACCAATTGCATCAATAGCGAAATCTACTTCAGCTGTATCTACTACTGCACCAGTAATGTGATACCAAGTAGGTGCTACCGCTGTTCCTAAGTTAAAGATAAGTGATAATTGTAGTAATTCATTTCTGTTTGAATCGTCGAAGTCAATATGTAAACCACCCGCCGATCCTGCTTGTCTTGTTGTTGAGCTACCATCTGCTGCTGTACCTACTGGGTTGCCCGGTTTAGGACCAGATGATATTGCTTCCCATAATAACCTTTCTACTGCGTCTACTGTTGAATCAACAGTGTCAAAACGCGGTCTTAGGTATGCTTGTATACTCCAATCTACGGGTTCAATAGCAGTAGTAAAAACCTGCTGTCCACGTACTGGAGTTTCCCCAGCTTCACTAATCTCAATCTCTTGAGTTGCTGTGTTAGCTGTGAATGAGAATCCGTCAAGTACCGGCACTTCCCATGTATTGCTGTCCAAAATGCCAGCGATAGTCTGGCTTGTTGAGATGTACAGCTTGGCGTTTCTACTTAAACTAAATGCCATTTAAATCTCCTCGTATTATATTCCGTATCGCACTTCTAATGTGATCTCACCCACACCGAGTGGTGACAATACTCCTTCATCGTCTGCCAGTGATAAAATCCTTATGTCTGTGCACAAATCTGTACCATTAACCGTAAGGGTATTATTATCATCAAGGACAGTTTCTATATCATCAAAAATTTCTTCGATTCTATATTTAGCATCTTCATCTTGAACATATATTCTTATGTTAACAGTTAAAAACGCCCATTTAAAATCCCCAGGTAAGTATTCTCTAACTTCAGATCCAGCGTATACACATACATATGGATAGTCTGAAATCTCATCCCAAAATACCTGCCTATTCTTTACATTCTCAAATAAATTAGTAATATAAGGACTTTCCCCGTCTAGTCTAACTTTAAATAATCTTACTAATTCATCTACTATTTGTGTTCTTCTATTAGCCATGTGTTAGGTCAACTCTTACCCTTCTAAGATTAGCAATCTTTTCTTCTTGTAGTATTTGTCTTATACTTCTACCAAAAATACCTTTTGGGTCTCTTAAGGGTCTATATAAGTCTCCACCTCTTAAAAATCTATCATAAGGTGGGCCATGATATTTAACTTTCGCAATCACTTCACTTTTACTAGTACTGGGTAATAAATCTTGTACTTTAGCTGATCTTCCAAATCTACCAGTTCTCCAATTAAGAACTTGTTTGGAGTTACCTTTACCCATATTTTCTCGGATTTGTCGTTCTAATTTACTATTTAATAAAAGTAATAGACTTCTTAAATCATAATTAGATTTTTCTTTAGTATTTTTTGCTTTACTAACTACACCAGTACCACTCCCCACTGTTCTAGTTTTTACATTTAAAGTTTTACTTTTACTACGTTTAGACGTAGTTCTATAAGTTTTACTTGTTTTCTTTTTTTCTAAAAAAGTATCTTCTATATATTTAATTAATAGTTGATTATAACTAGGACTGCCTTCTATATTCCCCACATCTGCTTTATCTCTTATCTCTTGAAATAATCTTCTTAAAGTAGCTGTAGGAGTACCTGTGGTACCCCCTTCTGACACATTACCAACTGCACCTTCTGGATAAGTTAATACTATCTTTCCCGCTACACCATTTTTATTAAATCTTCTTTCAAATACCATATTGGTATCTATTTTAATAATACGTTGAATATTTTCTAATATTTCACGTTCTAATTTAGCAGGTACTGTAGATAATACTTTTAATTTATGTAAATCTTGATGACTTAAGTCGTGACGTTCTTCTAAACCAAATGAAGCACTAGTAGCGGCTGCTCCGAAAGTGTGTCCTATTTGTACCCCCTCATAGGAACTACCCTTAAACTCTTCTCGTAATCTCTTTCTTTCTGCAGTAACTTTTCTTTGAATTGATTTTTCGGAAAGATTTGGATTAGCTGCTATTACATCTGCTCTTACATTGTTTGTAAGATTGGCCCACTCTTCGTTAGGTTTTAAAAATACAACTGCTGGATGCGTTGGGGGATGATTTCTTATTATAGAATCTCGCATAGGTTTTACAAATGCACTATCTAAAGCTCTATAACTATCCCCATAACCATAAATATATATAGTTCTTGAACCTTCATAAAAAGCTATTGAAGGTTTATTTTTTGTAGCTCTAGCTTTAAATTCTGGATGTTTTAAAGGATTATCATTTGATATCTTTAAAGCACCCTTTAAAGCAGCTCTAGCTCTTAAATCTTCCCACAATGTTTTAGATACTATCTCGGATAGGGGCCAAATTTCTCTCCTATTCATAGATTTACCGTTTTCATCTGGCCAACGAAAAGGGGATTGACTTGACATCATTGATCTAAATATGGCAGATCTATTCACAGTATAACCTTGTATATCAGTATCTAATGAATCCCTAGAACTATTGTCTAAAATTTCTATTAATCTATTATGTAACTTATCCAGTTCTCTTACTGACATTAAGGACTATACCTATATAAATCAAGAATTCTGCGAATATGTGGGGGCCACGAATTTGCAGCGTAAGGCTGCGGGTTGTCTAATGTAGCACCTAGTAAAGACTTAGTAGGTGTACGTTGTTCATCTTTATAGTAGTCAACCATGTCCTGAATACATAGTTGTAAATCACCTGGTAGTTCGTCCTGAGCATAACCCGCCAGATATTCTATTTCTAAACTTCTATAAGGTATATCGTACGAAGTTAAAAATAGATTTGTTGTTTGTTGTGTAAATATTTCACCTGTTGTTAGATCTACAAAATAACCACTTTTATCTGAAGCTGCTTCTGTTAAAACGGTCTGTGTAACTCCCCCATCTTCTGAAGTTTTTACACTACTAACACTAATAACTGGAAACTCTACTAATTCTACACTATTAGTTTTTGCATCATGCCACTCCACTTTAGGAGTACTTGAATAATCTGTAAATTTTCTATTGCAATAATGTTCTACTAAAGAACTAACTTGAGTAATAAGTGCTTGGATTTTTCCATCACCTTCAGTACTCTTAATACCTTTATAGTCTTTATAACAATCTAACGAAATTAAATCAGTCATTTTATTCCTACATAGTAAAGAGTGGGGGATTGCTCCCCCACTCTTCCAATTTCATCAAAAACTAGTTTATGATGCGATTTGATAATTAACTGTAGCTTCACCAGTAATAATATCCTGGAATGCGAAACGACGTGAAGAAACGATTACACGTTTCTGGTTAATTACATCTTTATCAGACTCAGTAGTTAATCCACGTAGTTCACCACGTAGGAAGTTACTAGGACGAGTCATGATAGCTACTGTTGTACCAATTGTACCTGTTGTAAGTGCAGCGTTATCAAATTGTTGTGAAACAATAACTCTAACACCGAAAATACGACCAACCTCGCCTTTGTGGATTGTAGCAGCCGCTGGGCCATATGTATCAACAAATTTGAAATTAGGAAGTTTCATTAGTTCGTAGTAGTAATCATGTGAACATAGAAGTACTAATGCACTTGGGTCCAGACCATAAAGACCTAGGTTTCTGCGCATATCTGCTACGTCATCTTCTGATACATTAGCTTTCCAACCGGCGCCACCAGCGACTGTTACGTCAGTAGTATTAGCACCACGGCCTTCAA